GGCTAGGGCGGGCTACTAGGGGCCCCATGCATTTTATTTTGTAGAAATTTCCAACTTTGTTTTTGGAAAAAGGCAATCACCGGAAAGAGGTTCAGCTTATGAAAACCATTATGGAAAGAAGGGTATCGGCGGGACTTTCCGCCATAGTTGCCCATGGCGTGGGCAAGCGTGAAAGCGGTAAAAAAGGCCGTACCCCCAAGCCTGATCGGCCCCTGCTGGATCGGCTTGATGAAGTGGCCGACGCAATAACCGACATTCTGCACTATGCGCAGCAGGCCGGTTTAGTAGCCTCTAAGGAAGAGGGCGAAGATCTGGCAATGAGGGCGGTTCGCAACTACCAGGCAGAATGCTAAAAGTGTGACGGCTGCCCCGTTTTTCTTTTTCGGGGTGGTCTATAGTGAAGACGTAAACCAAACAACCCGTAAGGAAAACGCACATGAACAACGAAACTCAAGCCCAGGTAAACCTGATCAAAGCCGCCCGTGAAGCTCGCGAATACGGCTTCGCTGTGGTTATCTTCACCCCCGAGGAGCTGGAAATAGCCGGGGTGGCGCCGCACCAAGCCGAGGACGAAATGATCAGCGGTTTCAACGAGAATTACGCCGATTACGAACCAGAAGATCAAGAGCAATAATCGGTCTTTTGGCCCACACCAACAACACGACAAGGAAAGAGATCATGAAAGAAGCAATCAGCACCTCCCCCCAGTTTTTCGACGGCACTATTTACCCCCGCCCAGGCTGTGGGCAAAGCCAGGATTATCTGATTTTGGCTATGTCAAAAAATCAGGCTCAAGCTTGGTTAGTGGAAGAAGCCCGCGCCCTGGGGGGTAAGGCTGGTGACGTGTGGGGTCGCGCAACGGGACCCACTATCAATAGCCTGAAACTGCAACCGCGCCACAGCACCCCGCAAATGGTCAATGTGTGCACGTTCGGCTACCAGGAGCCCCCGAAAACAGCCCTTAACCTCTATCAGGCTATTCTGGATGGATCCGAATCCATCAGCGGTATTGCAGAGCAGTTCTGCGATAAGACCGTGATCAATCTGTTCTATCTGCTGGGGGCGGCGATCAAGAACGACGAAACCCAAACCGGCAACCACTGGATCGATCTGGATGATACAGACCCCGACGATCTGGCGATCATCACCATGCTGGCCGATATCAAAGATGCCTGCCCCGATCTGCGCTCTATCGTCGATCAGTCGCTGATCCTGTGCCGACCGGTTAAGTTTTAACAAAAGTGTGACAGATGCCCCAGTTTTTATTTAAGCATGGGGCTATTATCAAACCGTCAACAATGACAACACAAACAAGGATCGACGAAATGAAACTGACCACTGAACAACAAGCCCGTTTTGATGAAATAGTCGCCACTCTGCCGGTATCTGTTACTCGCCGGGCGTCTCAAAGCCTGACCCTGACCCGCGATAATGTAAACGCCCAGGGTCAAGTGTGGCGCCAGGTGGAAGCCAAGATCCGCTGGGACGATACTTGCGGGAACCGTCATAACAGCTTTTCTGTTACTGGGTCTGCCTGGTTAGCGGGGCGACGTATGCGCCGTGATAACCCTGACACTTGCGGGTGTATCCATGAGCTGGTTGCCGAGGTTTTCCCCGAGGTGGCGCACCTGATCAAATATCACCTGACTAGCTCAGATAGCCCCATGCATTACGTGGCTAACACCGTATATCACGCCAGTGACCGTGATCACTGGGGCCTCAAGGCTGGCGAGCCGCATCAATACGAAACCTTTTACCTGATAGGTAATAGCCCGTTAGAGGTCAAGATTAAAGCCAGTGTTATGGCCTTTGTGACGGCACAACTTGAAAACGGTATTACTGCCTTTGCGACTGTGCCAGTCGAACACGTAAACAGCCCCGGTGATTCGTACAAGTTCGGCCCTAAATTCAAGCTGGAGGGTATGCCCGTTTGTAAGTGGCACGAGGCCCCCTTTGACGATGCCGATGCACAGGGCCTGATCAAAGCGTTCAACATGCTGGGCACTGACCCCGATTTTATTAAACCGGTGCGCCGTGTCACTTCATGGGGCGAAGGCAAGACCCCCGATTTTGAGGCGGCCCGCCGGTCAGCTGTCTGGCCCGAGGCCACCGACAACCAATTGAGTGACGTCGACCAGCTGATCGAGCGCCTGCCGGGCCTGATGGCTACGTTCAAGGCAGATCTGGAAGCCTTTGCCGCTGCCCAGAACTGGGAAGGTTTCACCTACTGATAACCGCGCACCATAGACCAGGGGGGCAACCCCCTTTTTATTGACGACACGTAAGGATCACAGCATGAAATATCAAGTTGCTATCGCCACCGCTCGCGATTCCAAACTCAAAACCGGCCCGGCTTTCATTTCGGTAAAGTTCAAAGACGATGAAGAGGCCAGCCCAGCGGCGGCCATAGCCAAGGCTGTAAAAACCAACATGGGCAAACATTGCACTGTTTCCATTAAGGCGCCGGGCGTCGTGCTGGGGGTTGAAGTCCCCGCCGTGGTAATGGATCGTTACGGTACGGAATCGGCCTATAAAGTTACCGTGACAGCAGCCTGATCAGGTCTCTAACTTAATATGAAAAACGTGGCGATGGTCACGTTTTTTTATTTCAGGCCCTGCTACATTTAACCCGTAAACCACAAACAACCAAGGAAAGAGATCATGATTAGTCACGGCATAGCTAGCGATTTTATAGCGGCAAACCACGGTAAAAAGCTGACCCAGGTTGAGGCCCATATATCATTGAAAGAGGATGGAACTTTCACCTTTTCATCATATATCAACCGCACAGGGGTATATTCTATAAAGAACAGTACCCCTTATGGTATGCCCCAATCCCTCTACAAGGGGCCCTATCTTAATTGCGGGGGTGCGTCTATTGCTGCCAAAGATATTGTCGGACTCGACTTTGACGGGTTCACCGTAAGCCACATGGGGGGGCATGCGTCAGTTTATGCCTATATAGTGGAGGGGTCCGGCGATCAAACCGCTGATAGGGTACTCACCCAGGCGATGGAGGCCCTTAAAATCTGGTTGATTCAGCAACTGGAGGCTACCCGCCAGCGGGCGCTTGCCATCGAAAAAGGGCTGTCATTTTTGACAAGGGAAATAGAGGGCTGATAGATGAAAACCAATAATCCGTCGTCTCTGGTGTTCCACATCTGTGCAGCGGTTGCCGTGGCGGGCGCCGCCGCTGGTTGCGGGGTTATCGTTGCATCCAGCATGGGCCTTGTGTCACACGCCGAAACCCTGGCCTTGACCCTGTGCGCGGCCTTCCCTATCGCTGCCGGTTTGGTCGGTATGCTGATCCATGGGGACGGGGCATGATAGGGCAATCTGCAATGATCGACCCCGATTTGTTCCCCGGTGAAGCGCCCGCGCTCTGGGTTGTATCGGTCGACCCTCAAACGGGCAGGCTGGGGTCTGGCGGTTGCGCCGCCATGATCTACCGCCCGACCCTGAAAGCCTGGGGTTTTGCGATCTACGGCAAACCGGCTCCCCAATGGTCAAAGGCTGGCCCTGGGTGGCTGGCACTGGTACACCTGGGGATCCGTGACGCCGTGACCCTGACCCGATTAGAGGCCATACGGCGGCGTTATATCTAATATAATTGGCGGGCCTTCTGAGGCGTTGCCTAATATTTAAAGGTAATCATTATGGCTTATCAAATATTTGTACCTGGGCAACCTAAAGATGTAAAGACCCCGTTATGGTGTGTTGCTTTTATCGGTGAAAATATAGATGAATTTATGCCCCATATAAGAGGCCAAGCATATCGCTTAATCAGCGCTAAAAATAAGGCGCATGCTAAACGCTTATTAAAAGAGGATATACACTCCCTAGCCACTCTGGCATTTAATAAACTCGGGCGTCCCCTCCAGGTTGTCGCTTGCCGCGCTAAAGATTATTAAAGCCAATCAACCCCTAGATCAAAAACGTGGCGCTAGTCACGTTTTTTTATGCCCGCCTGTTCTACTATTCGATCACCAACAACCCCACAAGGATCGCCGCAATGACTACCAACAATGGGCCCGAGGCCATGCGCTTGGCGCAATTGTACTGGAAGCAGGATCAACAGATCCGCGCTGCCGGTGGCCGCCCCGTTTATGGTTCATGGGCTGACACCTTGCGGGGGGCTTGGTTGCAAGTGCGGGCCCTTGGCGGCTCTACCACGGCCAGCGCCAAGCTTAGAACCGTTATCAGCTACCTGATCAACGGTAGCCCAAGCGTCGCGGCTCAAGTAGCCAAGGGGCTTGTCAGCCAGCACTGGGAAAGCCTCTATTCGGCAACCCGTGTAAGGTTGATCGGGGTTATCCACCAACAACAAACCGGACGGCATAACCCGGCCATTTACCACTAGAAAGGAGATCCATCCATGAGAATCCCAGGGCCAACACTGGCCGACCTGATCAACAACAGCAAGCGATTTACTAGCCCTCAACATCAAGCGAGCACCTATGCGGCAATCGTGCTGAAGGCTGCCCGCGACGCTGGCCGGGTCTATGACTCCCCCATTGGCCAGGTTGCCGCCGTCCGTGCTGACGTGGCCCGCGCCCTGTTCGATAAGGGGTGCCGGATCCGTATCCAAATCGCGGGGCAGCCCGTGCCATCCCGCGCCATCCTGCACGATCGCCGATCTACCCTGTTTGATGCCGTATTGCAGACGGCGATCAACCGGGCCGGGCGCGGCGTGCGGCTGGTGTACCTCGTACCCGTTTGCGATCTTGAGGTGTGCCCATGACAACCGTCTATATGGGCCCCCTTGGGCCTGTCCTTGTGTCGGATCAGCTGGTGCAGGCCCTGCACCCAGATCCGGCTTACCACTACGGCGAGCCGCTGATCACCATGCACCGGGCAAACGGCCCGATCTGCCTTTACCTTGTGGGCAATGGCCCTCTGGGTGATCGGGTTGATGTGGTCGCCCGCCAGATAACCGATCAACACTGCCAGGTAGAAACACGGGGAGCCGCTGATCGCGTCCTGTCGTCCGTCTATCTGGTCGGTATCCATGCCCAACTGGAGGCGCCAACCCATGCCCAAAGTTAACCAAACCGATCTGGATCTCTGGATTGAGGCGGGGCTAACCCGCACCGGCCACAAAGGCCAGGCGAAAGGCGCCAAGCGCCCAACCGAACAACAGCAGGCCGCCACGGCATACCGCCGCGACAAAGACAAGGCCACGGCTTGAGCCCTGATGAAAAATGGAAAAGAAATAAAGCACAATGGAAAGTGATCGGCCTGTTCTGGGTCAGCGTGGCCGCCCTGTTTCTGTTCTGGGCGGTTGACTGGAGTCTGTTATTTTGGATTATGATCGCGGGGGCCTAGTGCCCCCGTTTCGTTTTCCCCTGCAAAAACCCCTGTGCCTCAATCTAAGCGCTTGGCGATAAAACCCGCCACCCCTGCATTGACCCACTGCACGCCCGGTTAACTGGGCCCCCCTGTCGCGGCCCTTTGGTGATCCCATAACCGGGCTTGGCCCCTTCTTATGTGCTGACCCCCTAACAACCCAACCCTGTACGCCTGGCCGACCGCACCAGGGGAGCCTCTGCCTTGCAAGGCCACCATGGCAGGGCCTTGCCGCTGGCTGGCAAAAACACTAGATCCCACAGGCTTTTTTATTTGTAAAAATTTCCAACTTTGCTTTCTAAAAAACAAAAAGCCGCCGAAGCATTGCTAGGGCGGCCAAGCTTTTATTTTTGTAGAAAATCAGACTACTATTTCCCCGTCGAGAGGGTCATCCTGATCGAAGTCACCATCCACCCACAGGCGCCCCTCCTCTATCAACTCGGCATCCTCTACGCCATTGGCAATACGGCTCTCAGCCTGAGCAAGGATGGCCGCTTGGCGCTTGAAGGCCATGGCCACGTCGGTCAGTACCAGGTCGGCCCCGCCTGTCCCATCATGCTCTGTATTCAGGCGCTTCAATAGATCATCCCCATTGTGGAAGCCTTTGAATACCCCGCACTTCTGCAGAAACTGATGCTCATCCTTGGCAGCTCGTAATGCCAGGATCGCGGCGGACATCCTGGTAGTGCCCGGGTTCTTATCATCCTCGAACATGCCTAATGCCAGGTGCTTCATCGTCTGATAAAAGCTGAGCTGCTCGCCAGCATAAAGGCCGAAATCAATCTTGCTTACTTGCCTGCGGATGCGTTCGTTCAAGGTCTTACGGAGATCCCCCACTCTGCGTGTGCTGATCCCCAGCTTGAGGGCAATCTTCTCTATGGACATCCCCTTTTGGCCGTACCGGTGAACCAACGTGAGGCGAGCCTCCCTGGCCAGGCGACTCTCCCTACTATGCCCCATCAGCGTGGATGCCTGCAGGGCCATAGGCTCCAGCTCATCCTCACTCATCTGCAGCATATCAAGGACCGCCCGCTTCTCATCCTGGGGCAGCGTTGAGAACCGGCTGAGGTCATCACCCCGTTCCTGCAGCGCCAGATCGTCCAGGTCACAGCTCGCGTCTATACCCGAGATCATGAAGTCCTGCTCCAGGGGGTAAACGCCCTCTGGCAGCTGCATAGGCTTGAGCTCTTCCTCTTGTGGTGGCGGTGTGCGCTTCCCGCCGATCTCGATCGCCATATCCGGACCCCCGATGATAACCGTAGGCGTATTATAGGGTTGCTATGACCGCCATGCTTTTATTTTTGTAGAAATTTTGAGTTATTTTTTGCCGATGATGAAAGGCTCAAGGGCCTTTACCGGTTGCAGGCGGCACAATTCCATCTGGGCGGCGGCCTGTGTCTCCTTGGTGATCCAGTCTATCTGGGGGTGGCCATTGTAACTGTAATCGAAAACAACCCAGCAGTAGGCCACGGCCCTCGGCTCCGGGGTCTTGATATCCTTGCCGCCCTTTTCCCTGACAGTGAAATAGACGGCCTGCCCCGTTTCGTGGTCAACCCTCGGGCACATTGTCCGATAGGCGTACTGAAAGACCCAACGCAGACCACCATAATCTTGAAGTATTTTCACCCTGTCGGCTGTCTCGAGTATGCTCTGCCGCACCAGCATCGCCACGATGGCCTTCTCTGGTAGCTCATCGCCCATGTACTGCAGCACATCATTGATGGCCGTATACGGCGGATTGGTAACGATGGCGGTGGTGTCCGCTAGTCCAAGCTTGAAGAAATCCACACCGCTTTCGCCGTAACCCCAGGAGCCATAATCGTTAAGATCCGTGGACAGGACCTGCAAGCCTCGCCGTTCGAGGTACTTTGCAATATCCCCTCGCCCAGCGAACGGCTCACGCACTTTGGTTGTGTCAAGTACGATGCCGTGCTTATCCAGCATCTGAAAAAGACAGGCCACGTCTTCCGCCTGTGTCACATATAGATCCGCCTTGTCGGCGTCAATGTTTCGTCTAGTGTTAGCCGTGGCCATGCCTTGCCCCTTGTGGTTTTTACGCAGAAGCCGCTGCAATAGCGTCAGCGCTGTCCAGCAGATACTGAAGATACATATTGCGGTTCGAAGCCCCAGGGCCGCCTCTCGCCTCGATGACGCGTACCATTTCGGGATACATTTCGTCTTCGCTGAAAGGGAGACCGTCTTCAACAGTGAAGGCTATCCTGTTGAATATAATCATATAGTGGGTTTTATTGGTGGGGTAGTTCTCACCTATCGGCAGTTCGTCCTCCAACCCCTTGCGGTTGATGATTCTAAACAACTCATCACCCGCTGGCAGCCACAGCTCGGAATCCACAACCCCCGTTGCAGCCTTCTGCACCAAAAGATCATGGAGTGGTGCAAGAGCCGCCCCCGTTTCGCCGCTTCGTGAAAAGGCGGCATTGAAAAGCTCCTCGAGCCTGTTGGCAATGGCAGTTTCTAAAGCCATGACATACCTCCAATGACTACGTGAGCGCGGTATTGCCCCCACGGCCGCAGTATATCACCCCTTAAGGCCCTGCAGGTACTCCATGGCTACAGCCAGAGCCTTACGAGGCATCCGGCTAACCTTATCCTCTTCCATGGCCACGATGTCCGGTGTCAGCGGCGCATCACTGTCAATACGGTGATGAACCCGCAGTATGCGCAGCATGGTGGCCGTGGGTCTACCCTCTACCAGGACGCGTATGTCCTCTGCGGCCACACTATTGGGGTACGGTCTGGCGCACACTCTATTGGTAATGAGTGCGGCCGCCCCTTTTGGATCAGTTTCTGCCTTGACTTGGCATTTAGGGCATGGCACAAAGCCACCCGTGCCCGCATGAGGCAGGGCCGCCCCCGTTTCATGCACCAGCAGGTAGTGATCAATGCAGCACACGGTGTAGCCAAAATAAAGGCCAGCCTCCCGGGCTTTGGCTGGACTGAAGGATGGACTGGACCGGGACAGCAGCTCGTGGTACTTCAGGATGGCCTGCCCATCCAACCCATGCTCTGCATGGTCTGGGAAGTCTATCTCCAGTTTATCCTCAGGGGCCACATTCTTAGGCGGTATAGCCACAGGCACCGCCTCTGGAGCCTTACCCCCTATCGTAATGCCTGTTGTTTGCTGGGGAGAAACGCCCCCAATCGTGATGCCGGTGCTGAGGCCCTTCGGCCCCAGGCTGATCGTTACTGCCATGATTATCTCCCTTTGATGATCTTTTTCTTCTTGTGATGACTGCCATCGAACTTACGCCAGTTTTTCTGAGTGGATTGGTACTTCCGGCTGTTGGCATCAAGGCGAAGCAGCCGAGGGTCGTGATACATGGGATCAGCCGGCCGGGCTACTATGGGGCGTGGGTCAGCCCCGCATGCGTCGAGTATATTGGCCTCGTCCATGAGGGCCAAATCGTTCAGGTGCTTCCGTATACGGCCAGGCATGGGATCACCAATGTGCACTCTTTCCCCAAACTGCTGCATAGCCTCTGCGGCCTCTACCACCTTAGCACCTATGCTGGCAAAAGCGGCCTTCATACCTAAACCAAGATCCAGGGCTGGGCAGATGACCACTATTCTCGGCCTGCTGGGTTCAGTCTCCACCCCCCGCTGATGCTGTAGCTCCTCCGTAAAGATGGCCATAGCCTCATCCTTTATCGAGCCAAAGAGCTGATCCAGCTGCTCTTGTGTCAGCGGACACTGCAGGCTCGGTATGCTTTTACCGTAGTCGTTCATAATGCCATCTTCCTCAGCGCTGGTGGGTTTACAGGGCAACTATCGAGTTTGAAGTCCTCGGCGAAGGTGATGCTCTCTTGCAACACACGCTCAGACGAGAACCTATGGTAGCCTGCAAATGTCTTGGCCACCCGGTCAACGTCCATCAGGACGTACTGGGCTGGCAGGATCTCTTTCACGTTGCGGCGGGTGGGCCCCCTGAGGTGCTTGAACTCCAGGCCATACCGTTCACCCGTGAACCAGCCAATAACCCGATCCCGCAACCATCTCAGATCTGGAGATACCCCCTTGATGTGGTCTCCGTTCATGAACCTGACGGCTGACTCGCAATCGCAGCGCACCACCAGATTACTGGCTGCCAACCCCTCCTTGTTCTTGGCCAGTATGCGGAAAGCCATAACTAGGCCCCGGATCATCGCTGCGACCTCAGCCTCTATGCTGGACCGGCAAACCTGACGGGCGAAAGCTGCACCGCTCTCATAGCTGAACCCGAGACCCATGATCCGGTAACCAACCCCGGATGTCGCATCGGAGCCGTCGAATGACCCATCGGCAATGATGACTAGATCAGTGCTGGACATAGGCGGTCTCGCTCTGCTGGGCCTGTATAAGATCTTCCATAGTGATGACGTGGCGACCAAACACCCCGCAGAACGCCTCGAATTCATCATCGGTATTGAACACCTGACCTACGATGGCCGCCCCGAATTCCACGCAGTTGGCTACCACCTCATAAGCGGATGGAAGCTGGCTTGGCTCAAGGTTAGGCATGATCAAGGCTGAGCCGTCTGCTACGGCCTCGCGCCACTCCATTTCAAAAGTGTCGCTGTCACCATACATAGGCGTTGCGTTAGGGTCCGGGTAGAGATCGGAAGTCCAGCGGGCGAAGATGACTAAGGCATATCGTCCTGGCGGTAAAAGCTCAAGGGCTTCGACAGACAGCTCGCCTTTCTCATTGATGAGCCCGTCGCTGGCCATGTCATTGTGGTCTTCGTGCATAAACACCTCGCCGTTGTGGTTTAAACGCCCTGCCAGTATTTCACAGGTTCGGCATCCTTCGCATCCAGTACCCCTTCTCCCCCAGCCCATCGTTGTGTTCCACGAACCCAAAGGTCTCGTACCACTCAACCAATTCAGCCTGTGAGAGCGGCTCGCAACCATCGGGATCAAGATCGTTCTCGAAGGCTGCGGCCTGCAGGTCTAACTCCAACACTTCGTTATCACAGTCAGCGCACAGCTCATGCAGAAACCTGGAGGCATGCCCCTGGAAACGTTCCAGTGACACGATGAGGTCCAATGTCAGCCGACGGGTGTAACCCGGGTCTGCGCTCAGATGGAAGACGATCTTGTGGTGATTCGGGTGTCTGGCCACCTCTCCAAGATCTGGCCAGTCCTCCATCACCGATTCGTCCATCCACTTTGCCACCAGCCAATCGGCGTCATTGAATCTCATTGCCGGTTCCCCTTTTCTTGTTCATGGGGCTGATAGTGCCACGCTGTAGATGCTGTGTCTGTGAGCACGATCCCATAAATGAAAGAGGCCCCGAAGGGCCCCCTGTTGTGCGTGGCAGTGTGGTCTTAAAGCGCCCCGAGGTTGGTGTGATCGAAGGCTTGCTCCTCTGTGATGCTGATATTCAGGTGGGGGAACGCCTCCTCCAGCATAGTAGCCAAACCTTCAGCCCCCATTTCCTGGATGGACAGGACCATGGCACTGCGGCTGACGTGGCCGCCTTGGGATGCCTCAGCCAGGCCCATGTACTGCTCGCAGATAGACGTCAGGGCCACGGCATCGTATTCTGTCTGCACCTGCTTGGACGCCCGTTCAATAGCAGAAAGCACCACTTCTGATTGATCTTCATGGAGCCGCACTTTGAACACCGTGGTGCTGTCCTGCCCGCTCTGCACTTTTTTCTTCTTCCCGTCGCCGGTACCCAGGCCCTTCAGGTACAAAGCCAACTGGGATACCGTCATGTTCTTGGCCAGGTTGATCATTTCGTCCTTGTTGGCCTTGGTCATGTAACCAATCATGTCCTTCAGCTTGGTCCAACCCACACCATCCAGCTCGTCGATAGTTATACCCATGGCCAGCATACTGTTGTAGATCCGGATCCAGCTGTTTGCCCGGGCGCTGGGTATACCGACCTTATCTTCCACGAAGGTGTTGAAGCTGGCGCAGCCGTCTACTGTCCACCATTGCTGATCCCTGATCCTGGAGAGTATGCCACCTATCGTGAACCATGCCCGATCAGAGTCGCCGGACAGGATCGGCAATTGTTGCAGGCACTCCATCTGGTTCATGTTTTCGACTACCACCGCGGTGTCCTTCAACCAGTCACCTTGCAGTGACTTCTTCTGGACGGCCTTGGCTGAGACGGACACCTGCGCCGTCTTACTCGTAACCAGGGTCAGTGCTTGGCCGGAACCGGCGAGCCCCAGGCCCTGGGCACCCGGTGTGGCACCATTACCTATATTCATAGTCATAAGGTAGATCTCCCTCATTGATAAAGACCCGGCACCAGCTCCGGGGGTACGTAAGTTTGAATCACTTCGTCATCTTTCAGCTTGGCCAAGGCCTTTCGATCCTCAGCTTTACCCGTCACCAGGCCCATAACATGTCGCCCTATTTGGGCAAGCACGTAGGCGTCCGCTTGGTCATTGGTCTTGGACGTATGCCCCCAGCGTTTCAACACCAGCATCATAACCTGCTCTTTCTTCGCTGCACCCACGAAACTTTTCAAAGTTGTGGGCGGGATCTCAATATAAGGGATCCCTTGGCGCCGTGCCCAGTCCCTGAGGACGAAACCGACATAGCATTGGGTGATGATGGTGTCCACACTCTGCCTCGTGGCTGCAAATCCGTAATCCTCAATGACGATCAGATCCGGTGACCCGAACGTCAGCAGCAAACCATCCAGCTGATCGGCATACCACTTGGCCCGCTCTATGGGGTGCACCAGCTTGCCCTGCTTCTTGGCCTCGCGCTGTTGCTTAGTCGGCTTTTCCCTGGGGTCGGTCTGGATGTTGCACGCATGCAGCACATCAGCCGTCGTCGCATCCATGATGATAAGCCCAGTGTTTGTCGAGGGGTCTAAGCCCCACACCAGCCCAGGGCGTCTGCTCGGGGCTGGAGGTGTATTCCCTATGGTCAACATGATCAAACTCTCCAGCGTTGGAACACCTGCCCAGGCGGGTAGACGTTAGTGAAGCACGAGGAAACCTTGGGGCATTTTTTCGCCTTTGGGTCATCTGGTCCTTGGCAAATCCGTTCAGGGATAACCCCCGTCCGCATGAAGGTGCCCAGCGGCAAGGCCTTCTCGTCGTAGGCTCTGGATAATTCATCGTCCCGATCAACCCAGTATTCTTTGAAAGGCGTCTGCTTATCCAATATACCAAGGGCTCCCAGCTCTGGGGTTGTCTCCCCATAGCCCTTCGATATGTAGAAGATCAGCGCCTTGGTGGTATCGATGTACTCGGCCAAAGGGCTGCCTGATTCAGCGATCAGGCGCAGATACCAGCTTGACCTTGCATGATGCTCGGCTAAGGCCCCGATCAAGGCGCCAAAGGTCGGCGTACCCTTCTGCGTCGAGTGGGAGGCGATCGTTTTCACCTCAACCATCGTGAGCTGCTGCTGGCCTGGGAGTAGTAGCATGGTGTCTACCCCACACGAGACGCCGGTCACTCGGCTGGTAAACCGGACCTCCCGGTAGATCATGGGCGCCGGCCGGTGGCAGTGGTAACAGCTGGTCGGTTTGCGCATGAGCTGGTGCTCACCACCGCACCAACCACACAACCAATCACCTACGGCCAGATCCCCGGCCCAAACCTCGCGCAGCTGAGCCTCGTACATCCTACCCTCGTCAAAGACCTTGGCTTGGCAGGTGGTCAAAAACTCATCCTTTGGCGAATCGTGCTCAAGACACTGCAGGGCCCGGCGGCGGGCGCAGAAATCAGGCTTGGTGACATCCGATGCGTGGATGACATCCAGCGGCCGGCCTTTGCTGTACCCCGATATTTTGTTGTGGATATAGCTGAGCAGGGATGGCTTGGCCCTGGCAATACTGAACGGGTTGAAATCAGCCATGATCCACCCCCAGTATCCTGGCCATCAGCCATTTTGGCATGGCGATCCAATCGGAGTTGGCATCCCTAGGCTGCCCCACCTCGTCCACAAAGGACAAGGAGAACATGGGCACCTCGCCCCGCGCCACTGACTCAGCGTGGATTTTGTCCAGCCATTCCTTCTTCACTGGCAGACTGACATTGATGGTGCTCTTGCACTCCAGTCTGCCATGGTAGGGCTGCCCGTTGATGGTAATACCAAAAGTGGCGTCCCCTTTATCTATCGAGATCGCCCCAGAGGCCAGGGTTTCGCGCATACCCAGCTCGGTGGCCAGGCGCCTCTCTGAGGCCTTGCCGTGTGACAGTTTCGGGGTGCCGTCCTTGGCGCCCGGTTGCAGGTGCCCCGTACTGGGCTTATCTGAGGCCCCAATGAGGAAGCGGTTAACACCCTCACGCTTCGACTTTCGGCGGGATACCATGAGTCTTCACCGTGGCCACTTCAATAAGGGCTTTCTTGAGTTGCATGTACTCCAGCTTGTTCTCCGGAGCGGTAAAATAAGTCTTCATGTCATCCTGCACCCGATACCAGCGCGGCTCCTTGAAGACCATCAGCAGGTACCCTTTCCTATCGTCAGTGCATTTCACAAAGAGTCCGAGGCGATCCAGCTCGCTCTTAACCAGAGGCCATTCATAGATGTCCCCAGGCTTATAGAATAGCTCCCCAGTGTCCTTGTCGTAGACGTTGGCCGTGCACACGAGGTACTCAGCCTCCAGGGCCAGGACCTTGGTGCTCCATTTGTGCAGAACGCACACGGTCTCCTTCCAGTTGACGATGCTTGAGCCCTTCTCTTGCTGGTTCTTGCCTCGAAGCCACAGCGTCAGGGAGCTCATGAACCTTGGAGCGTTTCCGCCCGGCTGATGATCTGGGTTGCCGTGCATCACGCCGATCTTCGTCCGCACCTGATTGACCAAAATGACGGCAGGGTGGCGGTTCAGCTTCTTCAGCTCGTTCAGTCGGCCGGTCAGTTTCCGCATCAGCTTACCGATAGGGTTACTGGCTCCACCTACTGCCGCCTTGCCAGCCTCTGACTGCAGCTCATTCTCGGTGATCAGCATTGCTATCGAGTCGAATATCAGGACCGAGAGGTCGTTGGCCATCAGCACAGCTTCAGCCTTATCGATCGAATCCTCTACGGTAGTCGGCGTAATGACGATCAGATTTTCGGGGTGAGGGATCAGGGACATAACCCAGTCCCGGTCCAGGCGCCCTTCAATATCAATGATCACCTGCTTCTTGGTTGGGTTGACGATCTGGTCAGCGGCCACAGTCAGGTAGCAGAGCAGAGATTTCCCCGCGCCCTCCTTCGCCCACACAATGTTGACCCGTCCCCGCAGCCAGCCGCCACCGGTCTGATAATCAATGGCGAAAACCCCAGTAGAAGCTCTCGGTACCTGAATAACGTCGCTGATGCAGGCTATACCACCCGGGTCGTTCTTGTTGATGCCCTCAGCTATCTTGCTCAGCGAGAACGCCATAGAAGGGTGCGGCAGAGGCACCTTGATCTCGTCCTTCACCGGCCCTGGGGCTGGCGCTGCCTTCTTCGGTGGCTTCTTGGTGTTGCCAATGTCCATCAGTTAACCCTCATTCCAGAGCTTGAACATACGCTCACGAGCGATCTGTTGCGCAGCCTCAAGGCCAGACTGCACCTGATCAACGTGGCATGGCAGCTCGACCGATACTGTTGCGCGGAAGGATTGATAATCACCAAGGTTTTTGGTGAAGCCCATCCCTATGGAAACCCGTGCACATTGGTCAGTAGGGATCGCTGCCGTTTGGACTTCTTCCATCTGCTGGCTCTCGGCTCCGGTATGGTGCTGCTTTACCACATTGACGAAACCACCCTGCATGTGTGCCCCCTGCTGTGGTTGGGCATTATGGCAGGGCTGGTGGGCGTAGGCCCCCAGTGTTATCGGTGCACCATTATGCACCTGTGGGGTGCCTTGGTATTGTGATCCAGGCTGCACATCTGAAAGTTGGGGTGCGGCTCCGACTTGATTCTGCGGGGCCAGGGGCGGCGTAGTGGTGTTGAGGTAGATCATGGCGTTCTCCATCTTGCTGCGAGCCACTGGCTTATGCCTTCTGTGGTCATCGGTTTAATTTTGTGTATCCGGTAAACCTTGACGATCAGGTCTTTCTCATCTTCGCCATAAAGCCTGACGGTCGAATCCCACCGGGATGCCGGTATGATGCCGGCGTCTAGCCATTTCTTCAGGGTTTCCCGCACCGCGCTTACAGAAAGGTTACCGTCCTTGGCTTTAATGGCCTCCGCTATACCGCCTACTGAATAGACTATCACTACCGCCCCTGTCTCAGGGTCCGTGCGCGTTCGCTGTCCGGCCACCTTGCAGGCCTTCTTCCTTTGCCGGTAGCGCCGGCATCGCTCGCTGCTATCGAGGGGCATAAAGCAATGCTCCTTTTCTGTAGCCTACGGCATTTATTAAGGTGGTGTCCCCAGCCATCACGGCGCCCACGTTGCTGTAATAACCCAACCGGCTCTTGAAGTACCCCTGCAATATGTTGCTGTCAAGGTCTACCAGATCAAATATCACCGGCACCTTGCAAGCAGGGTCTGGGTTCCATGCTGGGGTTCCATAGGCGGACACACACTGTTTCTTGTCATGGGTACGTAGCATCCGGCCACAAATCTGAGCCACATCCGCCCGGGGCGTGACCATGATGCCTGTATCCCACCACGGGCAGTCCACGGCCTTTGCGGTCGCCTTATAGGTGCAGAGAACCACCCTCTTTGATGAGGCATAATCCTGCCCCTTCTCATCCAGTCCGCCGACATAACGGCCTATGTCCCCCAGGGGGATCCCAGCCGCTACCAGCCAGTGCTCCAGCTGATTGTGGTGCTCGTCCTTCAAGTCGGTAAACAAAACGGTATTGCGGCCATGGGTGTAGCACTGCAGCGTCAGGTTGGCTATCAACCTGTTGCGGCCGTCGTCGTTTGCCATTCTCTTGTAGACTTCCATGAGGCGTCCCGCCGTGTGCGGCAACTTGACATACATGGGGGTGCCAGTTTGCGGATCACGTCGAGTCACTACTGGCAGCTGCCAGCCCGTGTTGATCAGCATCACCTTTGGCTTCAATGGCACGCCTTCTTTCTTGATGCGGATCGGACCAATGTGACTTATGAAGATTTTCTCGAGACCATCTTGCCGCTTCGGTGTGGCGGACAACCCAACCCGTACTTTGGCAGGGAACAAGCCACAAACCTTTGAGAACTCGGTAGCCCCCAGGATGTGGCACTCGTCGAAAAGCACCAACCCAAAATGACGGTAGATCCAGGCCGGGTACCTGCCCTTTTTATGGATGGACTGCAGCATGGCAATCACCACTTTCTTCCCGGTAACCTCACAAGTGTCACCCTGGATGTAGCCAATCTCGCTCTCGACAATAGTGGTATTACGCAGAATGGCGTCCCGCCACTGCCGGCGAATGTTGTCCTGGTCGACCACTACCAGAGTGGTTACTCCATGGCCGGAAATAATGATGGTGCTGAGCACCGTTTTGCCTATGCCGGTGCCCGCTTGAAGAATGAATGACTCCCCGTTCTGCACCAGATAGTGAATTTGTGGAATTATATCGAGCTGGTTTTCGCGAGGCTGGAAGCTATCTCGCATTTTAACGTCGATGGGGATACCCGGCGTGCGAAAATCCCGCTCCGGTGCAGGCTCAGGGCATATTGCCCGTGGCACAGCCAGGAAGCGGCCACCGTCAGCTTGGATGGAGAGGCTTACTTCTTCGCCGAAGCGGCTCCGCATCCGAAGGTAGTTTTCGAGCGCTGGGTCGTAAGGGTAAAACGCGAAGCCGTCCACCCGTAGTGGCGGCATCTGTATGCTGAATGGCATTACTTTTGTGGCCATGATGACCTCTCGCCTTGTTGCTGATGGTGGGGGGCCGTAGCCCCCGCACTCTTTTTATAATTGACCAGACATATCAGGGTAGCCATGCTGGCCCGCGTTCGGTTGGGCAGCTCCCTGTGGTGGCTGCAGACCTGCACCGAAAACAGGCTGCTGAGGGTTCTGAGGTGACAGCGCACCGTACCCCTGTTGCTGGTTCTGAGGCATAGCCCATTGTTGCTGTTGCGGTTGCTGAGCTGGCGCCCCGAAATTGGGTTGCTGGTTCTGCTGCGGTTGTCCCCCAAAAGGTTGCTGGGCAGGGGCGCCATAATTCGGCTGTGCAGGTGCCCCGAAGTTAGGTTGTGCCGGTGCACCAAAGTTAGGCTGGGCCGGTGCCCCAAAACCAGGGTTAGCGGGCGCTCCGAAACCCGGGTTAGCCTGCTGTGGTTGGGGTTGCCCAAAGCCAAGGCCGTTACCACCTATCCCGGTTGAGTGACCCAGCGGCTGATTTCCGCCACCACCGCCTACACGCTGGAACATCTGATACATCTGTTGAGCGTCGATGGCTGTCAGGACCTTGCTGTAATCACACAGCGTGAAGCTGTCTGCGCGATCCGGGTAGGAAGCCCGCAATTGTGCCAACATGCCGTCCACATCGTAACGATCGATCGGGATCAGCACATCACCCACTGCTGCGGCTTTATCGCCTGTGCGAGACACCTGGAAGCAACGGCCCTTCAGGCTGTAATGGCCATCACGCTGCCCCAACGTCTGCACGAGGATAGCCAACTGTTGTATCGTCTTGTAGAGCCGGCGGGTGTGCTGTACGCGCTGGTTGTCTTTGGTGCTGACGTAGCCATCGTGATCAATGACCGTAAAGTAGCCGCGCAGGGACTGGAAACCCACGGGGCCATTCTTGACATCGCGGGATTGATCACAGCATGGGCAGGCCTGATTGTAATCCTGGAGGCATTGAAAGCTCTCAAAGGATTTAGGGCCAAAACGAACAACGTGCTCGTTGGCAAAACCCACCGCGAACATGCCGTCGGCGTCGAGATCACCATCCAGGAAGGTGATGGTCTTCATTTCTCCGGGTTTCAGGCTGAAGCTGTACTCGTCGTTGGAGCCGTTCGGCTTGGCAGCCATGGCCGCAGCGGCTGCGGCTCCTGTCAGCATACGGCCAGGCTGGGCCGGGTTGTTCTGCGGGATCATGGCGTTAGCTGGGCCCTGTTGATGCATCTGCGCCTGAAAGCCTTGTTGTGGCTGAGGCTGTTGCACCTGTTGTTGGTATACAGGCCCTGCCGGTTGTTGTCCTTGTGGTGCCCCAAATTGCGCGGGGGGCTGCCCTTGCGGGATGTATTGCTGCTGTTGTTGCTGACCAGGGTGAGCCACTGGCTGGTTGCCCCATGGCATGCCGCCCGCTCCTTGTGGTTGAGGCTGTTGCCCGCCAATTTGAAATCCGCCTTGTTGCATATTGTTCATACAAATGATCTCCTGTAGGGAATGAGTACCATACCCAAAAGTGTGACACGTATCAAATTATAAATCTGCCGAGATTATCCTGGATGACGCAGACCGGCGTATTGCCTGCATCATCATCCAGCTCAGAGGGTATGCAGTGGCGCACCCTTCGACCCGTTCCCTTGAAGTAGCTATCAACCCGAGCTCTCGCTGTATCCCCGCCGACCCCCCTATCATAGTAAGTGATGATATCCTGGGCCTTAGACAGATAAAGCATCATCGTTCCGTGGATCCCCGCTGACCGGCTCCCCAGCACGTTGTAGTAACCAGCAGCCATAATCTTGGCGTAGTCGAAGTTTCCCTCCGTAATGATCACTGGCTGTGACATATCGATCAGATGCTGGTTACACCAAATGTGGGAATTCCTCACCCCTTCGCACTCATAAGCGAAGTAGCGCAGGGGCGGTTCCCGCTCCGGTTGCATAATGCAATCCGGATTCTGATTCAGCAGCATTTCTGGATCAGGGTGGCCCTCCCACTCTGGTCTTAGTGGGTAGTAGTCGTCTATTAGGCGCCCATGCAACCCAACCAATGCCCAATTTTCGTCACGGATGGGGAATGCTACTCTCCGGCGCTTGGGATCCCAGACCATACCCAGGTAGTCGAGCACCACGTCGGGTATCCCTCGAACAGCACAGTACCTGTGGGCCTCGTCGTTCTCCGTCACTGGGACGAAATTCAAGAGGAATTCCTCTGGCCACTCCTTGGTTCGGATCTCGCCGTGAAAATCAGCATCGCTGCCATCGGGGTTTTTACCCTGCAGGTCATAGGCCGCCACCTCCAGATCGTCATAGACGTTCTCTGCCTCCTGGATGGTCAAGGCCCTCAGCATGGGCAGATTGACGTTCCTTGGCATAGACTGGGCGGCCAGATGGTATTCCAGCCGCTGGTGCAGCTCCCATAAATTAATAGGCGTGTGCTGGCAAACCCGACACATGAACTTGGACTTACCGTAGGCGCTGATCGACAGGCCCCCGGCAGCCTTCAACCCTTTGGCATTATCAGAGTTGGGTCCACCGCTATGCGTCCAGGGCGATAGCGGGCACGGCACTGGTAACCAGTCCTTTGCAGCACGTCCAGGGCGAACCCCTAGCGCAGCGCAGACCTGTTGTAGTTGCTGTGCCCGCATGGCTACGCCTTGATCACTTTGGCGCTAAGCCCAAGGCTGGACGGTGCGTTGCCCTTCTTTATGCCTGCTGACGAGTAGGCTGTCTCAGGTATGTATTCCTTGAGATCGCCAACCCCGATCTTGCAGAGCTGGAAGAACATACCCGGGGCCTTACTCTCCATGAAGTTGTAGAGCTTGGTTTTGTCCTCCACTTCGGTAGTGGTGTTCCCCGATTTGTATTTCAGCACCAGAGCATGGCTCTCGCCATTGAGCACGGTATCTTCTGCGATGCCCAGCTCTGCGGCCTTACTCAGCGTGTTGGCTGTAAAGGCCTCGTACAGCTTTTTCTTTTTCTTCAGTGCCAGCTCAGCATTGGCCACTTCTACCATCAGGCGGGCCATTTCCTCTATGGCTTTTACGCCACCAATGCTCTCTACCAGGTTATCAACCTTGGATTTTACTGCTGGTGTTTGTGTGGCCTGGGCCACCGTTGTTGTCACAGCTGCGCCCGGGGGCTGGAGCTGCACGCCGCCAATCATCATGGCAGTTCTCCTTTGTTGTGCCCGCAATGGGCGGTCAGATAAAGCGCAGGGCTTCGTGAGTCAATTGGACATGTTCACTGAAGTCCATGTTGTTGAAATCCCAGTTGATGAAGAAGCCACCCGTCTCCCCATTTCGACCCTTCATGACGTCGATGCGGCGGCGGTTTTGGGTCTCGATACTTTCCGCCTCCAAGGTGGCCAGCACCAGCGAGCTGATCTGGCCTATCTCATCCGAGTAGCCAATGTCTTCCAGCCCCGGTTTCTCATCGCCGTTCTTCTTACCCTTGGCATTTTTCTTCTTCGACATTTCCCGTGAGAACTGCCAGCTGGCTGCCAGAGGTATGCGGAGACCGGTCGCAATTTCGGACTTCAGGAGTCGGCAGTTCTCCGCCACCCGGGTGTAGCGGTCCATTCGCTTGTCTGGATGCGTCAGCAGGTAGGCCCCGTCGATAACCAACCACTCTACACCCAGCATGGAGCATAGAGCCCAGAGGTCTTGGACAGTGGCTCCAAGGTTGGCATCCACCACCCATAGCGGGGCGTCATGGGTCGAGATCTCATATAGGCGATCCTTGAGTACCTTGAACTGTGGGGATGACAGGCTCGATTTATGGATCCCCCTGATCGGCAGTCTCGATACCATTGACGCCACGCGTTCCTCTATCGGCCCCCGCAGCATTTCGGTGGTAACGAACATTGTCCGCTTGTGCTGGTGCAGCCATGGGTAAATGGCGGACTGCAGATTGAGCCACGTCTTGCCGGTGGCTGGCCGACCAATCCACGACAGGATATCCCCTGGCACGATACCGGCACTGATCCGATCGGTATAATCCCAGCCCAGGTGTACCGCCGTCTCGTCTGCGTGCATCAGGTTGTGCTGGTAGGTTGGGATTACCCGGCTCGCCATTTCCCGCGCATCGTAAAGCCCATGAGTCACAGCACCCTGCTTGATTCGCAACAGACCCTGCAGCGCTGCTTCTAGCGCCTTGGATGCACTTGCCCCGGTTTTTATCTGGTTCGACAGCTGTAAGAGGCTCTGCGTTGCACCATCACGGATGAACCTGTCACGCAGCTTCTCTGCATAGAAGCTTGGTGGCTCCGGCGCAAAAGGCAGGTTCGGGTGGCGCACTTCGGCTATGTAGGTCTCGCGGCTGGGCATCGTCCCATGCCTGCGGACAAACCCCACCAGGGCCTGGTAGTAAGGTCGCTCCGGCTCAGTGAATATGTCGTCTCTCAGGGCCAGCTCCATCATCTTCCCCGTACTGCCTTGCGCGATAAGCGAGGCGATCAGAAGATCACAAATATTACCCAAGAATGCATTGGAGCTGCCTTGCGGCGGTGGGGGCGCAGTCATCGGAGCGCCCAGTACCAGACCCCCCGAACTTTGCGCTTGACCCTGTGGCATTTTCCCAAACGGTAATTCACTCATGACGGGGTGCCCCCAAGGATGATGTAGTTCTCATGGAGAAAATCGGAAATGGCGGTACCGTACTCAGTCCGCATAGACGCCAAGTTCTCTACGAAAAGAATGTTCTTTTTTCCCGCTGAGTATCTAGCCCACAACCACTCCAGGATCATGGGGGCCTCCCACTTTGCCACGCTACCCGCGTTAATGGAATGCAGGTAGAAATTAGGTACTGCAATGGCCGTGATCTCACGAGGCTCCATATCGATCAGCTCGTGGGTCATGATGACGCGAGCGTCAATATAATTGCGGATCAGGGCACCTACCATTGCTGACATGGCATTGATAGAGTTGCGGCGATTAACCACCACCAACCCGCTCTTGCTCAGCGTGTCCATATGAAACGACTGAAGCCACGCCATTTCAGCTTCGGTACACCAGTTGGCCGCAGAGGTTGTGATGTACTCGGTCTTGATGTGGGCTTGCCTGGACACGTCATAGAGCATTTCTATGAGCCGGGCATGGTACTCCTTATCGAGGCAGCCAAGCTGGGCGTTATTCATTCGCTATCTCCTTACAAGGTGAAGCTCTCTCCGGATGCTACCACCTTGCTGATGCCGTTGCTGTGACAGATGTCTCAACTCTGGCTGGTCTTGTTGAGGGCTGCCTGTACCTGCGCCAGAAAGTCCTGGTCACTAACCACACCCGTTGGCGCGGATGCAGGTTGCCCAATCGCACCTGCGGCGGTTGAGGGGCCTTGCTGTTGATATGCAGGGGCACCCCGCGCTGCTCTGGCATAGTTTACACACTCGGCGGCCAGATAACACACCACACCAGGATCAGCCACCACCTCCTTTGGTGGGCGCTTGCCCTGGGTGGCAATGTAGTTGCGAAAGCCGGCCCAGTCGTTGGCCACCACTTTGAGTACATCCAGAGGGTCATCCCCTGCTTGGCGCACCACCTTGGCGAACGTCTTGAGCTGGCCGAGCTCCCGCATCGTGTGGCTGGCAATGAACTTGACGGGTGCGGCCGCTGCCCGGAGGGCCTCGGACATCCGCATGGTGGTTACCGAGCCCGTCTC